GTAACTAATAAAGTTCTGGATGGGATGATTAGGATGATCGAGGAACGGAGAGAAAGAGGTCGTAAAATTTTAAGATGCACTTGAGTGCATTTGAATTATGGAAAACGAAAAGATAAATGCTGATGATGTGCTAGAGGGGCTAACCCAAGAGGAGAGGTTGGCTCTTCAGGTAATTCTGGATGACGTTCAGGGGAAGGGTCAGTCTGACATCCTTTCTACCATGATGGATTTGGATTTTGAGTTTGCGCTTCCAGATATGGAGACATTCTTGCTTGATCCATATTTCATGGGTGAAACGGGGAGAATGATCTATCCAAAACTGATCGATGATTTGGTGGAGGTATTCGAGGGGTCGTATTATGAGATCCATCTGGCCGGGGGAATCGGTTGGGGCAAGAGTACGGTAGCCGAGTTTATCATGGCTAGGATGATTGCTGAGTGCTGGTCACGGAGGGAACCGGCCTCGGCTTTTGGGCTTATGCCGGGTACCACTATTTCATTCGTGAATATTTCGGTTTCTGAGGCCCAGGCCCGGAGGGTAATTTTTAAGGGTCTCTATCAGAAATTGGCCCGGTCCCCATTTTTCAGGGAACACTGTAGGCCGGATCCCACGGTGGTATCTGAGCTTAGGTTTCCAAAAAATATATGGATGGCTCCGGTGGCCTCTACTGATAAGTCGGTCCTAGGGTTGGATATTCATAGTGGCATTATGGATGAGACCAACTTCATGTCCGTGGTGGAGAAGTCCAAGTCTATGGGTCGGGGTGGAAAAAGGTTTGATCTGGCTGAGACAATTTTTCATGGGATGATGTCCAGGATGAAGTCCAGGTATATTTCAGCGGGGACTATTCCAGGTAAACTTATCCTTGTGTCCTCCAAGACCTACCCAGACACTTTTATGGAGAAGAGGATTCAGGAGGCCAGGGAAAGGGAAGAAAAGGGGGTATTTATCAGGGAGTACTCAACTTGGGGTCCAAAACCGGCGGGGACATATTCTGGCCGCAAGTTCTACATTGAGGTGGGGGACATGGCCAGGATGTCCAGGGTCATATCTGAGGATGAGGCTAAAAAGGCTTTTGGGAGAGTGGAAAAGGTACCCATTGAATTTTTGCCGGAGTTCGAGAGGGATACCGATCAGGCAGTTCGTGATTTGCTCGGAGTTGCTACGGCGACAATAAACCCGTACATAAAGGATTTCAGTAAGGTGATGTTGGCGATTGATGGCCGGGAACATCCATTTACGGCTGAGGTAACCAATTTGGTGGATGAGGCTTCTTTCATAGAAACCAAAATGGTGACCTTGGATAAGATGACTTCTAAGAAAGAGCCAATTCTGAATCCTGAGTCTCCCAGGTGGGTCCATGTGGATCCATCGATTTCTGGGGATGCTACCGGTTTGGCTATGGGGCATATTGCTGGGTTGATCGAGGTAACCAAGAGGTCAGAGGATACAGATACTTGGATTGTGGATGAGGCCCCTCTTTATGTGATGGATTTTATGATCAGAATAATTCCTCCTATTGGGGATGAGATATCATTCTCTGGAGTACGGGAATTAGTTTACCAATTGAAAAATTTAGGTTATCCTATAAAGGGGGTATCCTATGACTCCAGGTTACTGAGTGCTGAGACACTTCAGCATTACCGGTCCAGGGGATACCAGACTGAGTTGATATCAGTTGAAAAGGAGACTGAGTACAACATTTTGAAAACAGCGTTCTATGAAAAGAGGGTAAGGATGTATCATTATAAACCAGTTCTTGAGGAGCTTCGTAGGCTTGAGGCTGATCCTAAGAGTAAGAAGGTAGATCATCCTACCGGGGGTTGTTTTGTTGGTGAAACTAGAATTCCTTTGTTGGATGGTACAATGCCTATGATTAAGGATCTTGTAGGAAAAGAATTTTGGGTGTATTCATGTAAACCTGATGGAAAGATAGTTCCAGGAAAAGCTAGAGGGAAAGAGACTAAAAAAACAAGGGAATTTGTAGACGTTGTATTGGATTCTGGAGCAGTTGAAAGGTGTACCCCAGATCATCTTTGGATGCTAAGAGATGGGAGTTATAGACAAGCTAAAGATTTAAGGCCAGGAATCAATAGGTTAATGCCGATAAACAGGACGTGGCCGGTTAATGGTGGATATGAGAGATTAACTAATAAGGATAAGGTAAGGATTTTAACTCATTGGATGGTTTTGGGAGGTGATTCTGTTATCGGTAACAATGAATGTGTGCATCATATAAACGGTAATAAATTAGATAATAGACCGGAGAATTTAGTTATTGTCAACAAAAGTGACCATGCACGGGAGCATACTATCAGGAGGTACAGAGAGGATAATGAGTATAAGAATAAAGTGATTTCAGGATTACAGAGATTTAATCTTAGTGAAAGAGGGAGAAAAATTCATTCTGATGCGATTAAAAAAACCGTTCAAAATATGTCGGGTGATAAGTTGGTATCTAGAGCCAGGAATAGAGACAATTTTAGGAGTGATGTAACATTAGCTGAGGTGATCATGGCATATAAAGATGGGGCAGAGAATCCTAATCAAGCCGCTGGCATGTTGAATTGTGGAAGAAATGTTATAATTAGAGTTATGAGGGATAGTGGTATTGAATCGTGGGGGGAATTCGTGGAAAAAGAAAAAGGGGTAAATCATAAAGTAAGGGCTATAATTCCAGTTGAGTTAGATGACCAAATTCCTGTTTATGATTTGGAGGTTGATGAATTCAATAATTTTGCGTTATGTTCTGGAGTATTCGTCCATAATTCCAAGGATACGGCTGATGCCGTGTGTGGAGTAGTGGTGGGGCTTTCCAGGTATCTCACGATCAAGAGCCGTGGTAAAGTATCAGTGACGGTGTTATAATGCCTATTGATGGAAACGTGCGGAAAATTTTTAAGCCTTCCGAGGATAAGATTAAGGCTTGTAGGTTTTGTGGTAAAGAGGTTCGTGAGAATGATAAGTTTTGCTGGAATTGTGGAAAGGCGGTTTTAGGAGAATGGGTTATTCAATGCCAGAATTGCAAGAGGTTATTCAAGACCGTAAAGCCGGAGGAAAGAAAAATCTGCAATAACTGTGAGCGTGAAAATATGAGGTCAGGAAATACTCCTGGTTTATTCAAGTTGAGATAAGGGAGGGAATTATGGCTGATAAGAGGAGAGGAAAACGCGGTAAAAAGACTAGAGAGGTTGTGGATAAAACTATCCATGAATCTGAAAATGTAGTGGTCAAGGTATTAGAGTTTGGCGGGGATAGAAATCCAGACCGGGGTACATCTAAGCAACTTCCCCCAGATCTTTTTGAGCCGTTGATAGTGAATGGAGAGGTAATTCGTCCTCCTTATAATCCGTTGATGTGGGCGTTACTTTTAGAGCAGAATACCCGGGTCAATAGATGTGTTCATACTATGGCTCTAAATACGGTGGGCCATGGTTTTGCTTTTGAGTCGATGATCGAGAGCAAGAGTTTCATAAAAAAGAATCGTAAGAATATTGAGGAAGAGAGAGCCAGGGTAGCTCCATTGTTTAGGTTTCCTAATAATGAACAATCTTTTGAGGAGATTTTAATTCATATCAAGATTGATGAAGAATCTCAGGGACAGGGATATATGGAGGTGAGCCGGGATGGAAAGGGTGATATTGACGGGTTCTATCATGCCCCTGGGCATACCATTAGGGTCCGGGCTGGTGACATTGATGGGTATGTGCAAATGAGGACTACCTATTCCGGGGAGTTATCTTCTTTTCCAGGACAAACTGCCGTGGATGGTGGAGTAAGTAAGGTTTACTTTAAGAGGTTTGGCGATCCAAGAGTTATTAATAAGGATACGGGTGAGGTAGTTAAAGAAGGTTTACCAATAGAAGATAGGGCCAATGAGTTGATCATGTTTAAGATCTATTCTCCACGGTCCTCTTATTACGGGGTACCGAGGTATGTGACTACTGCTCCGGCGATTGCTGGAAATCGTTTGGCTCAGTTAAGGAATGTGAGTTTTTTTGAGAATGATGCCGTTCCCCGTTTAGCGGTTATAGTGCAGGGAGGTAGACTTGATGCCGAGGCCGTAGAGACAATCAGATCATTTATCGAATCTAAAGGGAAAGGGGTAATGAATGCCAGCCGGGTAATGATTCTTCAACCTGAGAAAGCAGAGGGTGTGCCGGTTGATGAATCCCAAAGAACGAGAATTGAATTGATGCCGTTGACCGTAGGGGTAACTGAAGATGCCTCATTTACGCGGTACCTGATGCTGAACAATGAGGATATCAGGGAAGCATTTGGGATAGGTAAAATCTTTTTGGGAACTGTAGACGATGTGAACCGGGCGTGTTATTCAGATGATACGGAGACTTTAACAAAAGGTGGGTGGAAAAAATTTGAGGAATTGACTGGTGATGAGGAAGTATTAGCAGTAAATCCTAAGACTGGTGAAGGGGAGTACCTTAAGCCAGATAAACTTTGCGTATATCCATATAAAGGGAAAATGATTGAGGTTGAAAATAGGGGGACTTCTTTTAAAGTAACTCCTGATCACAAAGTTCTCTTTAGGTCCGGCACTGATGATAAGTGTTCCTGGAAGGAGAGTACCGCAGAAAAAATGGTTGGGTATAAAAGGTTTAGGGTTAGAGTATCGCCTAAAAATGTTAGTAATGGTGATGAACAAGAATTTTTCATTCTTCCTGGTGTAGATGTTAAAAATGGAGCTAACGATGTTTGTAAAGAGAGAAATAAAGGGCCTTGGAAGATCCCCATGGAAATGTGGAGTAAATTTATAGGTTATTTTGTTTCAGAGGGGTTTATAGGTGACCATGAAAAAAATGGTAATTATGTGATAGGGATTTCTCAGAATGAGGAGGTCTATCCTGAAAAAGTGGAAGAGATAAGGAGTATGCTTTGTGATTTTCCTTATACATTTTCAGAGAGTTGTTATGAGGATGGAATGGTTAGATGGACAATTTCTTGGAAAGCCCTCTGGATGTATTTAAATGATAATTGTGGTAGGGGTGCAATTAATAAGAGATTGCCGGTTGGGTGGAGGAATTGGGATTTTAATTCTTTGGAAAGATTGTTTTGGGCTATGATTGACGGTGATGGACACATTTATCCAGATAGGGGTACTATTTCTGGAAATTATTTTAGCATCTCAAAGCAATTGGCTGATGATTTTCAAGAACTTTGTGTCTTGACAAATAGACGTGGGCAGATAAGGGTAGCGCAAGATCGTAGACCTAACCGTAGAATTGGGTACGTGATTAATTGGGCTGAAAGAGATAGAATTTCTGTTTACCAGGATTCTTGCAGAGAAGTTGAGTATGATGGTAATGTTCACTGTTTTTCACTTCCAAAACATCATTTTTATGTGACCAGAAGAAATGGAAAGTTGGCAATTCAAGGTAATAGTGCTTACACTTCAAAGCAAGTAACCACTGAGCAAGTTTTTGAGCCGGAGAGTAAACGATATGAATATAGGATTAATGCCACTATCATGCGGGACTTGAATGCTGAGTATACTAGGTTTGTTTTAACGAGACCTAAGACAATCGATTTAACTCAGGAGGCTATGGCCTTTGCTACTCTTGCGGCGGCGGGTGGAATTACTCCTAATGACATTCGCTCATTGTTAGGGTACGATCCATTTTCCGGTAATTGGGCTGATACTCCGTTACCTCTTATTAAAGAGGGAATTCTTGAGGGCCAGGATATGCAACCTCAGACACCGGAGGGAGAAGGGGGCGTGGTTGCCCAGGATGGAGAGGAGGATATGGAATCTAAGGTAGTTTCTTTGGCGGTTTCTAGAGCTAATAAGGTTTATCGTGATGCTACTGGATTTTCCGGGACTTTGAATCTAATAGCTGAGGGAAAGCCTGATGAAGTCATGAAATCCCTTCAAGAAATAAGTGAAAAGTCTTGACTTGACAAGTAGACCTTTTTTAGGTTACACTATATATAGTAGTTTGGATTGGACGGATACAATTTTGAAAGGAACTAATTAAGGAGGATTTAACAATGGCTAAAAATCAGAGTGCTCTTACTCAGCCTACTCCGGGACCGACCTCCCAGAGGAGCAATTCGGTGATTGATACGGGGATGCAGAATAACAATGCGATGCAGTCTCCCGATTCTAAGGCTTCTAACAAAACTCCCAATCTTACTGCAAGAACCCAGAAACGCTCTGGGCGGGAAACTTAAGAGGTAATATGAATTGAGCCGGAGGAATGATATTTTCTTCGGTAAGGCCACAAACAGTTTAAGAAAATTATGTGGCCAACCTGGGTTTCATGGTGAGGTAGCAGTAAGATTAAAGATCCAGGATGGAGTTGTCCAAACGGGAGAGGTGGAGAAATCCACCAGGAAATCAAAGAATCAGATGATTGTTGAGAAAATCCGTTTGGATTAAAATAGCCGGTATCACACCGGGCCATTTTGGTACCAAGAGAGCCGCTAAGGGGAAAGTTCCCTTTGGCGGCTTTTTCTGTGGAGGATAGGATGGAAAAAAGATTTGAATTTGGCCTTGAGGTATCCAAAGCTAGAATCGATGAAGAGGGTAGGATGATAGTTACTGGCTATGCTTCTGACACCATTAAGGATAAGCAGAGGGATAAGTTCGATACTCATGCCATGAGACAAATGTTAGGTTTAGTTCGTGAAGGTGTGCCTCTTATGACTTCCCATAAAGATTCTTTCGGTTTCGGAGAATCTTTGGATGGTAAGTTGATACCGGTAGAGGGGGGAGGATTTGGATTAGAGGTTGATTTTTATCTTAAGCCTCAGTATCCCCAGTCTCAAGAGCTTTTCAATGAAGTCAGATCCGGTGAGTGCTCTAAGCAACTTTCCGTTGGAGGTAATTTAAATAAAGACAATCCTCATTCAGCGTATATGTTGAACGATGGTACAAGAGTTCTTCACGATTTTTCCCTTGATCATTTTTGCACTACCCGTCCTAATAAGGCGGCTAATCCCAGGACTCATTTCAAAGAGGCGGTATTTAAATCATTGGAAGAGAATGGTATGACCGAGGAGGTATGGAAGTCCCTTGTGGTTGATGATGATACAGCTAAGGCTTTGAGTGATGAAGGCGGCGATATTGAAAAGTTCTTTTTTATGATGCCGGGAACGGGTAGCAATCAGATGGATGGAAGTAGAGATGAGGATGATGAGCTTTCCGGGGAAAATCGAACTATCAAGGATCTCCCATCATTCAAGGCAATGAGTGACCATGGTTATAATGCCTATGTAGCACCTCTTTTTTGGGAGGGTGATCCTATTGTCAGTGCTCTTAAGGGAGCAAGGCGTAAAAATAGAAATATTCTGGAGAAGATCGATACTTATCCCGTGGATGAAGTGGCTGAGTACATGAAGAAAGTAGGTATTAAGAATCCTCAGTCCGTTGCAGAGAAGGGCAAGGTTGGTCTTTATGCGGCCATGCTTGGCGCTGAAAATCTGGATGATAGGAATGTGGGCCTTGATCCTACCATGACTAAGCCGGTTAGGTACGTCAGAGTTTTTTCTTCTCAGATAAACAATGAGGATGAATCAGTCCTTGATGATAAGGGGCTTCTGAAAGGCGGTGGGTTTCTTTTCACCAAAGAGGGACGGAAAGTTCCTGGTGAAGAGGGATATTCTCAGTTCTGGAGGGTGCCTACCGTGATGGAGGCTAAAGTTCTAATCCCCGATGCCGTGGATAAGCTGGATGAGATTATAACGGAGAAGGGGGATGATTTTGGGGTGGAGAAAACCGGGATAGATCTTGAGGAGATACAGGTGATGCCGTTTGGAGTAAGAAAATTTAAGTTGAGGACACTATCGACTGAGGATCATTCTCATGAATTGAGGCTTCATGTGGACCCTGATGGGGACATTATGGATGGTTATACATTCCAGGGGGCTTCAGATTTTGCTCATGGTCATAGGACGTATAGAGAGGATCATGTGCATAACATTATAGATCAAGGCGGTGTGAAAGTACTGAGTGTGGCTCAGGACCATATCCATGATTTTGTATTTCCAGAGGTTGGAAGGGGGGTAGTAATGGAAAAAAAGGTTAATCAAAGATCCGTTAAAGAAGGCGGTTATTTTACCGTAGGGCCTAAAGGTGGTGGGGCTGAGGTATTTGAGGAGACCCCTAAATCATCTGATTTTAGTCAGATTGGTAATCCGTCTTATGCCTTACTTATAGATAGGGGAGATGATCAAGCTATCCGTCAACTAGGAAAAGTGTCCAGGACTGAGGCTAATAAGGCCGGTTTAGGTGCTACTAAAGAAGGTGTCAATAAAGTAACCGTTGGCAGGAGTATAGGTAAGACCGGAAAACGCCTTATCTATAGGATGTTGACTGAGTTCTCTCCAGAAACTAAGGAAAAAGAGAAGGTGGTAACTTTTAGAGCTTATCCAATGGCTACTACAAGACGGTGGAGTTTTACTGGCCGGGAAGGGGACGCCATTTTGGATCAATTTGGGGGTGAAGATTCTCAGAGAGCGTGGCAAGCCTATGCTAATGCCCATGGATGGTATGATTCGGCGGTTGATACTGGTAATGATCCTCCCAGAGTTAAGGGAGCATACTCATTACCCCATCATAAGCTGGAAAATGGGGAACTGAGGACATATCCGGGCGGTGTCATAGCGGCTACGGCGGCTATCAACGGTGCCCGTGGTGGTGTTACCCGTATTCCAGAGGGGGATAGAAGGGCAGTTTATAACCATTTGGCTCGGCATTACGGTCAAATGGATATGACTCCTCCACCTTACCGTGGGGGAAAAGAGGGAAATAAGGAGCTTGATGAGGGCTACATAAAGGAATTCATCGAGTTTCACAAGGATGAAAACGATTTGGATGTCAGTTGGATCTTGGATTATTTCCAAGAGGAATCCACCAAAGAAATTAACGAGGAGGTAAGTAAAATGGGTGGAGAGGAAAAGAAAACTAAGGATGCCGGGGTTGATCCCGCCACCACTGAAGAGGTGAAGGATGCCCCGGCCAGTGAGGAGACAGTTGTGGAAGAGCCTACTAAAGAGGCTCCGAAGGAAGATGTTTCCTATGATCGGGAAGCCGAGGGCCTTGGTCGTAAACTTTTGACTGCTTTGGGCCTTAGAAAGGGTGCTTCCCCTAAAGTGGAAAGGGCAAATGCTCTTTTGGAATCGGCTAAGGATGCCCTGGATAGCGTTGAAATAGAGGATTCTGATGCGGTACCTCTTATTTCCAGCGTGGTTGGGGTATTGACTGGGCTTAAAGCCAAGATTGAGGACGGGAAGATTGACCTGGAGAATCTTCCTGAAAAGGAAGCCAAGATTATACGGGCTTTTCTTGGGGATGATCTGAGTAAGGTTGCTCCTAAAGAGGAAACCGTGGAGGCTCCTGAGACTTCGGATGCTGAGGATAAAAATGACCTTAGCAACATGACTATTGATGATGTTGCTACCAAGGTCGGGGAAACCCTCTTGCCTCAGATCAAAGAACTTTTGAATGCTCCCAAAGAGGATGATACTGGCGATGCTCCCCAGGATGAGGGTGATGCTCCCAAAGAGGGTGATGAAGATGCCTCTGATCAACCTCCTGATGGTGATGCTCAGAAGGATGAAAAAGAACCGGAGAGTAAGGATACAGAAGAGACTGAGAAATCAGATGATTCTGAGGTGGAAAAATCTGATGATAAATTATCTCAGATTCTTGATCTCATGAATGGCTTGCATTCCAGGGTTGAAAAGATAGAAACGGTGTCTGGAGTGAGTAAGTCTCTCGATGGACAGGAAGTTCCTACCGCTAAGAAGGGAACTTTTACGGGTGCGTTATTTAATCCTCATGCTCGTAAGAAAATGGGGAATTAATCAAATTTTAGGAGGTTTAAAATGGGCAGTGTAAATGAAGAACTTATTGAAAAAACATTAGAATCTTCGGATTTTTTTGCTGGGGGTCAGATTAATTCTACCCAGCAAAGTGAATTCGTGAGATTGGTTAAAGACTTTTCGGTGATGATCGGGATGGTTCGGTTTGTGGATATGCCCACAAAGACTTATCAGATCGATAAAATTCATCTTGGAGAGCCTATTACTAGGGGTATTGATGAGAATACTGATGCTCTGACTAATCTGGCTCAGCCTAAGATGAATCAGATCACGTTGACTACCTCTAAGATCAAAACGGCTTATGCTATTACTACGGAGGCTCTTCAGGTGGCTCTTACTCAGGCCGATCTTGAGGATACAGTCATGGAAATGGTAACTAAGAGGTACTCTACGGATGTGGAGATCTTGGCCATTTCCGGTGATGATTCGGTTACGGGTACTACTCCGTATGATTCTTTGGTTAAGGTATTGGATGGTTGGAGAATCCTTACCAATGATGCTCAGATCGTAAATGCTGGTGGTGCTGAGATTGCCAAGTCTCTTTGGACGGAAGCCTTGAGGAAAATGCCTCAGCAATATCTCCAGGATCCAGATCTCAGGTGGTTGATGAGCAGAATCCTTAATATCGATTGGTTGGATACCATTGCGGATCGTGAGACCGCTCTTGGTGATGCGGCTTTTCGTGGTGATGCTCCTCCGATTCTTGGTGTACCGGCGTCAATCATACCTCTTATTCCGTCTGATTTGTCGGTGAGTGTGGCTGATGCTACTTCGGCTACGGTTGTGGGTACTCAGTACGGTCCTTTTGAGATTCGTACCGGCACTAATGATCTCATCAATATCGACGTAGATAATGGTGGTGCTCATGAGATGACCTTACCCCAGGGCGTGTGGGAGGCTATTAGGATAGCGGCCTTTATCAATGCTGATTCTACCTTTGCGGCGGCTGGATTGGTGGCTTCGGATGATGACGGTAAGCTCAAGTTGGTGTCCGCGTCTAGCACGGGTACGGCGTCTGAGATCGATATTCAGGCTACTTCTACTCCGGCACAGGCGGCTTATACTACTTTGGGTTTAACCGTTGCAGTTACTACGGGTGCGGCGGCTGGTGCTGGTACTGAGGATCTTGGTACCTTTGTTTGGCTGGCTAATCCGATGAATTTCATCTTTGGGATGCTTGACCAGACTCGTATCTTCTCTGAATTCAATAAGGATTACGATAGGGTAGAGGTGGTCATGTATAACGAGGTTGCGGTTCAAGTGGAGAATCTTGAATCCATCGTGCGGATCGATAACATTAAGCGTAAATCGCTTTAATTGAGATGGAGGTATTTCATGGCTAAATTCACGGTAAAACGGGAAAATACAAAGTTTGTTGAGTGCCCTTCTGGGTCTAAATATTACTTTGTTGCAGAAAATCCCATCGAGGTTAAGAGTGAGGATGTGGAATACTTCCGGTCACGTAACAAGGATTTTATAGAGACTGGAGATGAGAATTCTTCTACTTTAGATAGGAAGGGGTCTTTGGCCCCTTCCGATTCTAAGGTTTTGGACTCTGATTCGATGCACTTGAGTGCATCTGCTCCGAAAAAGGCCAAAAAGGTGAAAAAAGGCTATGATCTTGACAATCTTGAGGTTGATGAGATTATTGAGAATGATATGTTCAAGAAGCAGTCAGAGGGTCCATGGACGTGTCCGGTGTGTGGTAAGACGGGACTCCAGACTAAGGGCGGTGTCAGGTCTCATGTAGGGTCAGGAGCTTGTATTAGGGCGGCTAAGGGAGAGTAATGGATTTTAAGTACATTACTCTGACTCGGCTTCGGGATGTGCTTAAAATTTCTGCAACTAACTTGCCCGATGCCGAGGCTTTGGCTTTGATTGAAGAGATCTCAGAATCTTTGAATAGCTTGACCGGTCAGTTTTTTCAACCAAAAATTGAGTTTCATCCGGCTTCTGGGAAAGGGGATAGGCTTGTCCATAGGTCAGACTTAAACCCAATTATCAATCTTATATCGATAAGTGTTGATTATGATAAGACATTTGTTAAACCATCAGTATGGGAGACAATGTTCGGTATCCGGGGAAGAACTCATGTATACGATATTTCTAGGGTTGAAGTAACCCCCGATTCTGGATATCGTTTAGTTTCCTTGATTTCTGGGGAATTTCCGGCTGGATCTGGGAATGTGACTTTGAATGGAGTATTTGGATGGCTCCAGAATCGGAAGTTATTTCAAACTGAGTTAGCCGCTGAGTTAGCGGTGGATGCTACGACAATTACGGTTAATGAGGTTTCCAATTCTACTGGGTGGGTTGAAGTTGGGGATTTTGTAACTATTACGGTTACTGATGCTACGGCTTCTAATCCTGCCAGGGTTTATAATGACATTATTAAGGCTATAGATACCTCTGGGCCTAATCCGGTGTTGACCGTTGATAAGGTACAGGACATGGCGGGGGTATTTCCAATTGCTTCTGGAACTACCGTGAATGTTTATGGGAGGTTTCCCAGAGCGTTGGTTGAAGTCATGGATGCCTTGATTTTGAGAGCGTGGGAAGAAAGTCCACTGAATCCGAGTGGGTCAGGTGGTAGTGGTAGTATAACGGATAGGTTGATTTCAGAGAAGGTTGACAATTATAGTTACCAGTTGGAATCAAAGTCAGTTCAATCAAGTAGGTATGGAGGTCTTGGTGCTATTACTGGCTCAGTTCGGTTAGATCAGACGATCAGGCAGTACTCACGTCCTCCTATGGTGGGGTTTGTATAATGGGTCGTGGTTGGCCAATGAGGTGGAATCCTAAGCCGGTCAAGATTCGGAGATTGAATCGGACTGCTTCCGTGGGAAATAGCCTATTGGATGATGATTTTGGGGACGTGTTCGGGGGCGTGGATATACCGTTGGATGGTACAATAGAACTTCAGGCCCAGGTAGCGTATAAAAAGAGGGATGAGCGTGATTTCGGTCTTGGGGGAGATGCTCTACGGGCTGATGGGCATTTGGCGTTCACTACTGACTACCTTCAAGATGCTGGATATAATCCATTTGGAAGTACCATATTGGATAAGGGTGATAGGATAGTGGAGATAGACGGGGTAACCGTGGATTATAGGATCATAGAGTTCAGGCCGGGGGGCCATTTAAAAACGGCTGGTAATACTCCCATCCTATTTTTGGCTTACTTTCAGTCTCCTATGGATGAGAATCCGAAGGTTACGTAAGGGGTGAGTGATGGCTAATCTTAGTAAAGAGTGCGTTATTCCGGCGGGAAGTCAATTTACCGGAACTAGTGAAACCAACGGTTTGTTTATATTTCAAAGTGTTTCCGGGATTGATATCTATAGAATATCCTTTATTTTAGGGTCAGAATCAAAAGACTTAACCGTTGAGATTGTCGATAAATATGACAGAGATCGAGGTAAGCCGTATGAAAATTTGGCTTTCGCTAATACTCGTGTCGATCTGGTCGGGTTGATTTCGTTGGGTCCAGGAGAAAGGCTTAAAGTAACTTCTGCTAGTGCAACGAGTGAGATGAAGGCTTTTATTCTTTACAAGGATTTAAAGGGTTAATAGCATGACTGTAGGATATTACAATTTCATTGAAATTATTGATGGTATTCCAGTTCTTGCTAATGCTGGAGAAGAAGCCATTGAAACTAGCAGTTCTTATTTGCTGGATACTACATTCAATTCGGATTCAGGTTGGACGGATTTGGATCTTAGCGGAATTGCTCCTCCTAGAGCTAAGGGTGTTAAGTTGTATGTTACCGTTAATGAATCAGGGTCCGTAGGAGATGTAAATAGTAAATTTCGCTTAAGAAAAGATAGTACCAAGACCGCTGAATCTGAAATTCGTACTATTTATCCACAAGCTACGGGGAGAACTATGGTCGGGACTTTTGAAATTGAATTGGATAGTGATAAACATATTGAGTATCGTGCCCAGCCTCATACGGTCCTTACGGTTAATATATCCTTGGATGGATGGGCTTGATTGTTTAAGGGAGTGATTATATGCCGGTAGTCGGATATTACAATTTTATTGAGATTATAGACGGCATTCCAGTTTTCGAGGGTGGTGGAGGTGGTGTAACCCTTCCTGAAGTGAAGTCCGAGATAGGTAAATCTATCTCAGACAGGTTAATTCAGGTGTCCCCTGATTTTTCAACAAGTGATACTTATGGAGAGTATCCTACTATGGGTCAGGGATTATCAAGGGCTAATTCGCTTGCTACCAGTTATGGAGAGCCGTGGGAAGTGGTTGCCCGTGCTGGAGAATACGCGGAAGAAAATTTATTAATTGGGGATAAGGTGACTTTAAGGGGGGAGAAGTCATCGATATTAAAGGGGGTAGCTAGTCCTACGGCTGGGAATCCAATTGTTGAGATGAATGGTGATTCGCGGTTGTTGAATATGTATTTTAGGCCGCAAGGTGACAACCCAACTGGATCAATCATTAAGGTGAATAACACCAGTATTGGGGATTACCCCATAATCAGTGGAGTTACCGTTATTGCCCTTGTGGAATCAGTTGATTGGCATTCAGTTCTTGAGGTGAGTGAACTTGGTGTTGGGGTTGTTTTAGTGTGCTTAAATTCGTCTCTTGTGTTTTATAATCCGTCAAATATAGATTATATAATCAAGGTGATAGGAAATTCCGTTGGATTCTATTTGAACAATGCTCTAATAGGGTACGATGCTGATGCGTTGTACTACCATTCTAATGGGTCTCTTGGATCATTTCAGACATTATATACTATTAACGGAGGTCTTTTATTGGATCCCGTAGGTAATTTGCCGGTTCAAACTGGGTCTTATATTGGGGGAGAGGTATCTAATTGTTCCGGTGCATATGAAGAATTCAGTATTGGTGCTGGGATAGATTCAATTGGATTGACGCCATCTGGTAGTATGGAGCAAGAGCAGTACCCACAATCAGGTGCCTCAAAAGGGACTGTAAGGGATGCTTTAATAAATATAAAATCTAATGCCATATTTACCCAGAATCAGGCTGATAATAATTCGGCAAATATAGCTATTATGGCGGCTAATATGGATTTTAAACTGGCTGAAGCTGGGGGTGAATTCCAGGGAATGTTAGTTGAGGATTTCTCTGATTCTACCGATATTGATGCTACTCCATCAAATTTATACACCATTGAGGGTGGATTTGCAAAATCTGAGGTGGAGGTTACCGAGGATGATTTTGAGAGCTATGCTGATACTACGGCATTGAGAGCGGTTTGGGTTCCGAGTGATGCAATTCAATCACCTAATACTCTGGAGGTTGGTGGAGCTTATGAGGGTAGTAAATGGATGGAGTGCGTTTATAACGGAGTTCCAAGTAATAATGATTCTTGGTTAAGAACTTATGCCTCAAATCAAGATTGGTCTACCTTTAAAAAATTTAGCTTGGCACTTAAAGTTTTGTCAACAAATCCATTTGTTCCGTTGACTTTTATATTGTATGATGCCGATGGGAGACAGGCTTATATACCTCAAGATGATTATGGTGTTGGGGATTGGAGACTATTAGAATTTGATTTCAGTCAATTTGCCATTGATCCTGGTTTTAAATTTTTTGCAGTTAAGCAAGTACGGATTAGGTTAGGAATAACTGCCGGTATTACTGGATCTTTTGGGGTTGATCTTATTACGAGAGAATATACCGGGAAAAATTCTGGAAGAACGGTAGATGCAATGGATTCTACTACGGGATGGGCTGGTACTGGGATTTCGATAGGAGTAGGGACTTCTAATCCGCGAGAGGGGTCAGGGTATATTACATTTACCGTTCCGGTTGGTGCATTTAGTTTGACTAGAACTTGGCCTGGAAGCGGGACTTATGCGAATATTTTAAGCACTGATAGTGCGTTTGTTATTTGGGGTAGAGCTAGGAATGTGGTTTCTCCTGGATTTATAAATACCGGAGAATTGGAATTGACTGATGAGAATAGCCAAGTAATAGCGGCAAAATGCACTAAAGAAATTGTGGGTGAAAAGGTATGGGAATCTACTGATGTCGAATGGGATAAATTAATATTCTATATGACTGATATGGGGAGAAGGGCAGGGTCTAGTCCGTTTGATTTTTCAAAGATAGTAAAAGCCAAGTTTACTTTTGTAGGATCTGGTGGTACATGGGATTGGGATTTAGATTTCTTTGAGGCTGGTGATTTAAGTAGAATTCAATCTAAGACATTAGAAATTGGTGAAGATTTCAATCAAGTCAAGATTTTTTGTCCTAATTCCGCTGAAACTAGGTTTATGATAGATTTAGTGGCAACGGTAGTAGAGACAGATCCTTTTGATTGGAATCATGAGGCTGGTTTTGCAGGCAGTACTCAGTTCGGGTTAAGGTCTGATGACTTTGGTGATTGGTTGGATTTAGAATGGGTTGGTTCTACTAAAGGTGTGAGATATAGAATTCTTAGTGAGGATAAAAATTTATATGACGGGGTATCTATACTTTGGAGAAATATTTAAATGATAAGGATTTAGTTTCAAATGTCATTGGAGAATTGGAGATAAGCGTGGGAGTTGAAAGTAAAAAAAGAGATGTTACGGTTGGAGCACAATTTCCTATTGTGGCTAATAGTGGGTTAAATGTAACTATTTTGGGTGGTAATGTAAACAAAAGTAATTGTTCTTGTGCGGTTGACTCAAAGAGTTTAGCATTGACCGCTAATTCATCCAATTATGTATATATTGATTGGGCTACTAATATTATATCTTTTAACACAACGGGTTTTCCAAGTTGTTGTATTGCGTTGTGGGAGATTGTTACTGATGCTTCATCCGTAACTGCAAAGATTGATAATAGATCAGTTTTGAGAGCATCAATGCACAGTAAAATTATGACTAAAAGTTCTTGGTTATTGAATCAGGCTTTTACTTCTGATTCTGGGTGGATAACTCTTGATTTAAGTGGTGATGCTCCATGTGGGGCCACTGGAGTAAAACTGGAGGTTAGAGTGCAAGAATCCGGTACTCCAGGTAATTCTGTTAAGTTTTCTTGTAGGAAAGATAGCTCTGAATCCGGTGCTTCTGAGTCTCAGTGTATTTGGCCTCAGATTTCCGGGGCCACACATTCAAGGTTGATGGGAATCGGATTGGATGATAATCAGTGTATAGAGTATCGGGCAGAGCCGGATACTTCATTGTCAGTGTCGGTTGGTTTGTCTGGATGGGAATTTGGGGGGTGAAAAGTTGAAAAGAATTTATATTTCTATGGTAGTAGTTTTATGTTGTGGTTGCACTGATCCGGTTGGCACTGCTAGGGCTATTGAGGAGCCTTTTTGGGCTAATATTAGGGTAATATTAGAGTACGGTGGATTTCCGGCGGTAATACTCTTATTTGGATATTTGTATTTACGTAGTCTCATGAAGGAGTATGGAAAACAATTAGCTTCTATGCAAGTTCAAGTTGCAAAACAGCAAGAGGCAATGAATACCATCATGATCAACAACACGGAAGCCCTAGCACGATTAGGTACTGCTATGATGATGGGGTGCCCGTTAATTCGTAACCAACTTACTCTTGAGGCAGGTGAAAATGAAACGGAAAAAAGTGGGTAATGATAGAACCCCTGAATTGGAAAATTCTCTTGATGATCATTATAAGGCCATGCGTATTTTCAGGAAACTTCCAGAAGGAGAGTTTACGGTGAAAAGCATGGATGAAATTCAATCGATTATAGACGAGAAAAAAGAGGTTGTTCAAGGCCAAAATGGGGGAAAGTTTGGGAAGTTAATTAAGATCATTTTCAAAGGGAGAAAGTGATGCCAGGGATTGTTTCCATAAAAAAATTTGGTCCATGGGCCGCGTTTTTGGCGGTACCCAGAAAAGCCAGGAAAGTGCTTCATCAGGCCGTGGAGAGTACAGTCAATAAGCAAGCTCAGTCTTTGGGTGATCAAATAAAGAGGACTATCCAATCTGGGGGGGCTGGTGGTCCTGCATTAAGTCCTATTACCAGGGCTAAAAAGGGGCATGGTACAAAATTAGTTGATTCTAATGAGTTGGCTTCTAGTATAGAGGTAACCCCGGCTCAGACAAATGGCCAGGATGGTTTTGTGGGCATTCCCAAGGGCCGTGGACATAGGGGAGGGCTATCTTTGGAGCAATTGGCGGCTATCCATGAGTTTGGTACCGCAAGAATACCGGCCCGGCCATTTATAGGGCCTACGTTGAAAAAATTTGTGCCGAAGTTACAAAAATCAGTGATAAAGGTATGGGATAAGTCAGTAAAAGGATTGATGTGATGGCAACATTGACAATGAATCCAGAGGATGTGGGAGTTACCGTTGATTCTGATATTGCGGTAGCAGATGGATTTATTCGTCTTATGGCTTATGATCAAAATGGTGATGCGGATGATGTGGTTTTGAATCCAGCGGCTCGGTACGCTAATAGTGGGGAGTTTGAGTTCAGGAATCTTGAGGTGAGTGCTTTGAGGAAAGTGTGGGGGTCTGATGGTTCATGGTCTACTCCTGGGGATTCTCAGATTAAGTTCTATGTTTCCAGTGATGGGGGATCTACTTATAGTAGTGCTATTACATACAATCCAAAAGAGCTTTGGAGATGGTTTGAGGATCAGGGGGACATTGCTCCGGCACAGATTAGATTGAAGGCTGAGTTGATTGCTTCCTCTGATAATAGGCATACTCCGTTTTTGGGAATGATTCTTTTTCATGTTGAGGCTGATTATGATTTGATTGAGGATGTGGCCAGGACGTTGAGAAAACGTATTTATGACTATGCGGTGCCTAAGATTAGCTGGAATTTTGAGCATCTTGGAGGTAATAGTTTTACTCTCAATAGTTCGTTCAATTCTGCTACTTTGGTTGTCCAGAGGGCTGAGATTAGGGATGGTAATTTGGTTTCATCGTATAATCCTACTACTGGATTGGTGACATTAACTACTTCCATTCCTGAAGGGGATAGGTTGGAAGTTCAAGGAGAAATGATTAATGTGGCTACGTTTATTCAGCATGTTAATAATGATTTCGTTCAATCCCGTGCCCCTTATTATTTGGTAAGGGTGATAGAGGCGGCTGAATATGAAATGCGGAATACGGGGAATGAGACTGAAAAAAAGATGAATTTTACTTCAGAGGATTACTTGGGCCGGATAATGGAAATTCCGATTACTAGGGATGTTTCTATTGCCGTTGATGCGGTTTCTGTTAGGGAGGTTGAGGCGTATAATATGGCCAGGGCGGTCAGGGATCTATTTACTAGAGATGATTTATCCGGTATTTGGCAATCCAGAGGTCTTGGTTATTTTTTGGATATAGTGGGTGTTGAGCCTATCTTTAATGCTACGGTGACAGATGAAGAGTTCCATGATTTCCAAGTTCGTGCTATAATTAGTGGTAAGGAATATTCAGATTCTTTCAAAGAATCTACTTTAGCCACGGAGTTTGAAATTATTGTAAACAATAGAGAAAAGGTGGAGGTGACCGGATGAACAAGGTAAAGAATGTAGGACGGGGTATTCTATCTTTGAATCTTCCGACTGGGGGATTACATATAGCTCCCAAGGGCATTGTGGAGTTGGATGATAAAGAGATGAATGCTAATGAGGTCAAGAAACATTTGGCTAAAAAGAGGTTAAAGATTGTGGATGTGAAGAGTGCTCCGAGACCTTCTCCAAAATCTTCACCTAAACCAATTGTTTCAAGCATAAAGTCTGATTCTTTGGATGATGAGGAAAAAGATGACAAATCCAAAGAATCTAAAAAGAAATAAAGGAGGTTGGAGATGGTTCAGTACAATAGTCTAGCTCCTGGAGTGCATGTTCGGGAAGTCGATGTCATTAGGACAGTGACGGGAGTTCCCGTTAATGTAAGTGGAACATTTGGAACCTCTCAGAGAGGGCCAGATGATAAAATGCAGTTTGTTTTCAGTTTCGATGATTACGAACTTAAATATGGAGGATTTTATGGCGGTTCATATCTTCCGTATTTGGTAAGAGGATTTTTTGAGCAGGGCGGTACTGCTTTAAAGATTGGAAGGGTAACTGGTTCTGGGGCCGCTAAATCTAGTGGTACAGTCAATGCTCAAGGTGGTGCGGCGGCTACTATTGATCTCGATGGTAAGTATTACGGTGAGTACGGAGATAATCTGAGGGTGACTTTCGAGAGGGTAAAAACTACTATTGCGGTTGCTACTACTGCCGTAGATACTGAGATTGAGGTTGCATCCGTAGCTTCTTTTGAGGTTGGAGATGCAATAATCATCGATGACGGTACAAATACCTACGAGGGATTGGTAGTCGAGATAGATGCCGCTAATTCTCTTTTGAAATTGTCTTTGGCCGTGGGAGCCATCTTTGCAATTGGAGTAGAAGTCAAAACTTCTACGTCTCATAGGGCCAAGACTTTTATAGTTGAGGGTTTCGATGCCGGTGAATCCTCGGTAGATTTTAAAGTCGTGTCCTCGGCTGGTCTCCAGGTTGGAGATCTGATTTTTGCGGCTACCGGAGACATTTCTGGGAACTATATGTTTACGGAAATGAGGATTACGGCCATCAATGGATCTTATATTACGGCTGATGTGGTGAACGAGGATAATAGTACTACTACGGCCATGCCGGTGGATGCTCCAGTGGTAGTTCAGGGGTTTAACATGACCGTGGAATATCAAGGATCCTCCGTTCTTTACGAGCACATTTCTTTAGAGGATGAGAATGAGATCAATTTTGTTGATGTGAGATTCTCTGGGGATCAGAATGAGTCAGATCTTATTGAGGTTACCGATGCTAATAATGTAGAGTCGGTAACTTGGCGAATATTGGCTTATCCGGGACCGGTTGTTGGGAGTTTGACTGGTGGTGCAGATGGCTCGGCTCCAGCCGATACAGATTATTTGGGTACTACTTCTGGAAAGACCTATAAACACGGTATCCTCCTTCTCGATGATAATCAGGACGTGAATACTTTTGCTATTCCTGGGATCAGCACTAAAGCGGTAATTTCGGGATGTGATGTTTATGCTGAGAATCATAAGATGGATTATGTTGGAGATTGTCCGTTGGCGGCTGATACCAGAGATGAGCTTCTCGAATTCAGAAATCTTACGCTCGGTATTGACACTTCATACACTGCTATTTATGCCCCTTGGCATAGGGAAGAAAATCCGTTGGTACCGGGGCAGAAAGTTGAGCTTCCTCCTTCAGTTCGAGAGCTAGGGGTATATTCCAGCGTTACGGCCAGGAAGGGAGTGCATAAGGCTCCTGCCAATGAGATTTTCAGGAATGTTATAGAGCTTGTGGCTAATTTCGAGGAAGCGGATTATGCGGTACTCAATGAGTCCGGTGTGAATATGATCAGGACGTTTCCTGGACGTGGTATAAGGGTGTTTGGATCAAGAACGCTGTGGTCTGGCCGGGACGGTAAGCAATTTGTTTCAGTAAGACGATTGGCAAACTATGTGGAGAGGTCAATTGCTAACTTAGCATTTGAGTTTTCTTTTGGAGTGATTAGTGAGGATCTTTGGAGCCAGCTACAAGGTGAGATCAATGCGTTTCTGAGGAGTCTTTGGAAGGCCGGGATGCTCTATCCTCGGAGTGACTTTAATAGAGCGGCTACCGTAATAATTAATTCTACCTTGAATCCAGAGGATGTCATTTTAGCTGGAAGGGTAAGGGGTAAAGTTGCCTTTAATCCTCCCCCTCCGGCTGAGAAGATTGAACTGGATGTTGCACTTTGGCAGGGTGGATCAACAATTACGGAATTATAAAGGAGGTAATTAAATGGCTGAATTTCTTTATGGGAAAAGGGTGGATCCGTACCGTGGTTTTCGTTTCCGGGTGCTTGACGTATCTGGAAATGATCTCGGTGGTTTCACTACGGTTTCCGGGTTGAGGGATGAGACTGAGGTTGTAGAATATCGAGAGGGGATTGACGGTATTACGGCCAGGAAATTACCTGGGTTTACATCCTCAGACAACATTGTTCTGGAAAAAGGGTTAGCTGTAGGTACTGAGATTCAGGATTGGAGGGATGAAGTCTGGGATGCTCAGGCTGATAGTACCCAATTGCCGGATGCTGAGTTTAGGAGAGACCTTATTATCCAGCTTCTAGATCAGCGGGGTGTTGTGGTCAAGGAATGGAAAATCCTTGAGGCATGGCCTTCGGTTTATGAGATTGATACAATGGATGCCAATTCGTCTGATGTCCTTTTGGAGAGGGTTGAGTTGGCGAATGAGGGCCACTATTTGATGAGTAGTGGTGGGGGATTGACCGGAGCTACTCCGGGAGGTTAATGCACTTGAGTGCATTTCCTTGATTGCATCCCTAAAATCTGAGAAATTGGGTTACGGGGAGTAAATGAGGAGGAAAATATGGATCAGGAAATTAAACTTTTTAAGGAGCCTATAAGAGAGCGGCAATTTACGCTTCCTTGTGGGCTTCTTTTTTCGGGTGAGTTGATTAAAGAGGTATCTTTGACGCCGATGACTGCTAAGGACAGGAAGGAGGCGGCTGACCCGGCTATGAGAAATAACGGGGGTAAGTTGATATCTAAGCTATTGGCCAATAGAATCACCAAGATAGGTGAGGAAAAGCCCACGATGGATATGATAAGGAGGATGTTGACTGCTGACCGTGATTTCTTACTTCTTAAACTTTGTGATATCACTTATCCAAATAAGCCTATAGAGGCAACATTTTCTTGCTCTAATAGCAGATGCGGGGAAAAGTTTGATTTGGAGATACCATTGGATGAAATTGAGGTTCTAGAGATGCCGGAGGAGTACCAGGATAACATTTATCCAGGGAAGAATGTGAGGTATTTCGATTTCGATTTGCCGGAATGGGAGGTGAAAGCTAAGTTTCAATTCCCGGATGGTAGAATTCAGGAGGCAGTTGCTACTAGACTCAGGCAAAATATGGCTGAGGGGGAGCAAATAATATTCTCCAAGATGATTTTAGAGTGGAATGGGATAAGTTCTATAGCGGTAGCTCAGTTGGATACTTTTCCCATGGAGTTGATCTCTGAGATTGAAAAGGCAGTTTCAGGGCATACTTATGGTCCTAAGTTTAACAAATCTATGATTTGCCCGTCTTGTGGGCAGGAGAATGAAGGAGGTCTTGATATTTCAGGTTTTTTGTTCAGGTAGTCTCTGAGCCAACTCATGCGGTGAATTATGATAAAATGGTGTTTCAGATTGGGTGTGAGTTGCATTGGTCGTGGAGAGAATTGATTGATATGCCTTTACAAGATCTGGAGCAATATTATGAATGGCTCATAGAGAAAAAGCAAGAAGAGGAAAAGCAGTTGGAAAAATCGAGGTCCAGAAATAGGCAATCTTCTAAGCCCGTTAGACGCGGGGGAAGATTCAGGAGGAGGTAAATGGGAGCTTTAAGTATGGCGACGGATAAGATGAGTGCCCCTTTAGGTCGTATTACAGGTAGATTAGAAAAGTTAAACAAAGAATCTAGGCAAACTGGTATGGGCATGGGAATGCTAGGAGGAGCTTTTACGGCGGCTGGTTATGGCATGTCAAAGATCATTACCTCTGGAATTAAGGATGCCGTGGAGTATGAGGGTCAGTTAAAAAAATTGGGGTCTATTACTGGATGGGGTAGTGAGAAGGTGGAACAATTAGGTAAAGACTTTGATAAAATGACTGCTACATTACCTCTTTCGTCTTTTGAGCTTGCTAACATGGCTATAATGGCCTCTAAATTGGGTATTGCCGCTAAAGGTGATGTTGCGGGGCTTAAAAAGGTAGCTTTTGAGGCTTCGATGCTCGGCAAGGCCTTGGGTTTTAGTGAAGAACAAACCGTGGCCATGATTGGACGGTTAGGTACGGTATATAAATTGATGAGTAAAGAGGACATTTTTAGAAATATGAGTAAAGAGGCTCAAGTTGCCTTTAAAAAGATGTCTGAGGCTCAACAAAAAGCATTTTTGGCTGAGAAATTGGCTAAAAATATGGCCGGGGTTGGAGCGGTTCTTACTCAAATGTCATATGCTTCATCCGTTAGTGCTGATTATCTGACTGATGTGGCTTTGAGATCAGGTGCGGCTGGTCAGGCTTTACAATTGACTGTAGGTGACGTTACGGCTATGGCTGGAATGATGGGTGATGCCGGTGCTCAAGCCCAGGCCGCAGGATCAAACATGGGAAATTTGTTTAGCATGGTAAATAAAAATGCCGCTAAATATGCTGATTTTATGGGTAAAGCCACGGGGGGCGGTAAAAAGATGGCCCAGTCTTGGGAACAATTGAGGAAATCTAATCCCAGGGAGGCTTTTATTCAATTCATGGAAGTTCTAGGTGCTCAAAAGCAGAGAGATCTTCAGGGATTCTCTACTCTCACATCACAATTAGGGTTTAATTCTATCAGGTTAGAGAGGGTGGTTGGTGCTCTTGCTGATAATGCGATAAAGGGTGAAAATGGGATGAGTCGTCTTAGGGGAATGATGGATTCCGCTAATGATACCTTCGCAAAAGGTACGGCTACTCAGGAGGCTTATAACAAGATTGCCCAGGGTACCGGGTTGAGGTGGAGTGTTTTAACTGGCTCATTGCGGAACATCTCAAAAGCCATTGGAAAGGTGTTCTTACCTCTAATTAATAGGGTGTTGGGAGTGTTTATAGATCTGGCCGCGAAGGTGCTTGATTTGGATGATAGTGTAATAGCAATGGGAGGAGCTATTTTGGCTGGAGTAGCGGCATTTTCAATTATTGCTGGGGCCGTTCTTTTAGCTACGGCGGCGGTGATAATATTCGGATCGGCA